TGCCAATAGCTCTCAGTGCTATCTGCAGGCAACAGGTCCCAGTCAGTGCCATTAAAAATGGCTCGTTGATTGATAACAACAGGATCACCAACAAAACCAGACCATGCGCCAGTGCCTGCTGTGGTGTTGATGTAAAAGTCGCCATTGACAGCGTTTGGCTCAGCTCCTGTAAAATCAGCTGGCCCCTTGTAGCTTGAGCCGCCGCTACTAATAGCGGACAACACACCTGAATCACTGATTGAAAGGTTGCTGCCTACCTTGATGCCACCTAAAAGAACTTCGGACGCAATCGGCAACGTGTAAGGCGTTGCAGTTGCATTGATCGTGACATTGCCTAGTCCGCTAGTGGGGCTAATCGTGACGTTATCGCCTGCCGTGATTTGACTAACACCACCACCACTCCCGCCGCCTTCTACCTTGTCGCTTGGAATGCTGCCATTGTCAATCAGACCGATGCCAGCCTGCACCAAGTCTTTGACTGTGATTTTCTTTGTCTCAGATGCGCTTAAATCGCTTAACGGGACTGGATCAGATGCCTGTAAATTGTCACCTGCGAGAGCCGGAAGCTTACTAATCTCAAGATCAGGCATGACGCTAGACAGCTTTGCCTGATTCTAATCAAGCCTCTAGCAGTATCCCTGACTCATCCTCTTGCAAGACCTTATCGCCAGACTCCTGCAAAAGGTATTCATCGACAATGCCGCTTTTAAGCTTGAACTCACCAGTGGTGATAAAATCAACTTTTGTCATCACAGGTTCTGACGGGTTAATGGCCATTACGCAATTTGTGATAATGCATCGCGCCTCATAAAACAAAAAGTCTTCCTTGCCTTCATCTTTGTTAGTTGGACGATGCAAAAAGAACTTACCGAGAAAGCTGCTACCTAGCTGCGTGCGCAATATCAACTGCGCTAGATAATGCGGCAGTTCCGATTCAGGCCCGATGCCATCTCCGCAGGTTGAATACTTGTAATCCCAAAAACAAGTGGCAGTGCCCTGCCCAGCAATCAAGCCATTGGCATAGCTTTCGCGGAACTCATCACCTAGCTTTGTGATGTCAATTGCGCTACGCGTAGTAGTGAACTCATAATCTTGAACTTGAGCCAAGCAACGAAAATCATTGCTATACAAATCAAACGTAATTTGTCTTTTTTGCAGTGGACGCATCAAAGGCAACGCTTTTGACTTGTCTCCATTCAACGCATCAAAAAACTTGCGGTAAAGCCTGATGCCGCCTGCCTCGTCGACATGCACATAGCACAATGCGTCAGGGTACTCATGCTGATCTAGCAGTTGTAAATTCTGCCTGTCTGTCGTTTGAATTGCAACGCGATCACCAGTCCTGAGCAGGCTGTAGTCAAAGTCAACGCTAAATCGACGCTCACCAACATTGACATCATCAGAGCACAATTCAAAGCTAAGGCTTTGCCCTGCACTCTCTCTAGCGATTTGAATGCTGCCGCCGTAGCCAAGATGAATGGTCATTAGATTGCAACCTCCGTTGGTGCGCCGATTGATTGAAAAACAATCTGCGCTGAGCTAATTGCACCAACAGCAGAACCTATGGATGCGCTTTGAATGTAAGCATTAACAGCAACGCGTTTCCCTTCCGTCGTGCCGTCTTTAATGATCAACTTAAAAGTGACAGCTGACCTTTCATTGGCTTTCCCTGGATCATCAGGGCTAATGCAAGCCTGCAAGATCGTATTGAGCAAATAGCTGGCGTCATTCCTCTCTGACTCACCTGGCAGAGCTTCGTAATAGAACAGCTGACAGGTGCCTGTTGTGGATGTGATGCCAGTCGTCACGACGTTGTCAGTGTCACCCAAGGAGATCACCGGCAACAGCCCGGTATTGGCTGACAGCTGCCAGTTGGCAACACGCGCAGCACGCTGCCCATCAATCTCCAAACTGCCGTTTGTGCCTGTGAAATACGTCATGACTAACCAGCGAAACTTACGTCTTGCAAATGCCCGTTAACGACGAATTGCAGTGAGACATTCGTCACAGACCCTGCTGACACTGAAGATGATGCTGTCGTAAACAGCACATCAACTGCAAACTTACGGCTATCTGCTGCACGCAATGAAAGTTGGCTGGTCGCTGTTGGTGATGTGCCATTGGTCCGATAGATGCTGCTTAGCAAATCCTTCATTGCCAATGCGCCGCTGTCATTGTCCCAATAAATCGCCGTGCAACTGCCGCTGTAGCCCTGCAAACCGTTGATGTAGTAACGCGCCTCATCACCAGTATTTGTGATTTCCAGAGGCTCAACATTGCCGTCTAGCGTCCAATTGATGACTTTTGCCACACGTTGCCCGCCCACATAAAGGCTGCCGGTTGCGCCTGTGTAAAAAGTGGTCATGCGGCAACCCCTAGCAACTCAATGCTAATGCTCATATATCCGGGTCTTCCGTAGACAACCTCAATAGGTCCCGCGTACCGCCAAGCATTATTGCTTTGATTTGTATACGCATAATTGCCTTGTCCCGCAAAGACATCTGCAGGCAGGTTGAAAATGCCATACGTCGTGCCGCTGCTTGCGTAGTGATTGATAATTAATGTCCCGGCTGCTTCGGAGATATTGTTAAAGGACAAACTCAGCCGCTGCTTGGTGATGCGCTCACCATGCAAAAAGCGAATCTCAACGCCATCCATTGATTCATACAAAGACTGTGCCCTAACACCAGGGCTCCAAACACGGGCACTCGGCTTGACTGACGGAAAATCGCTCATACAGACACCGAGAAATCGCCTGAGACAATACTGTTTGAGATAATGCTAGCTTTCCCAGCATCTAAGGGGAAATGCTCTCCTTGAATTGTCAGCACTCCTTCCTGAGATGCCGTGATTGCTGTAACCAGATAATGATTGGTTTCTACGCGATCATCGCCTGCACTATCCACTCTCGTCAAAGACAACTCAATCAAGTCATACATGCTCAGGTCCGAAGTAGATATTGCATTCCGTGGAGTCTGAAACGAAATAACGTGGGTGCTATACCGACGAGACGCAAGCATATACTTTGCAAACAAAACGCACTGATCAGCATTAGAGGCAAATGTGCTTAGGTCAAAAGCTTCCTCAGGCACGTCTGCGGCATAGTCCGAATATCGCACGCTCGCAGTTTGGATTGTTTCGAGCCCATACTCATTCTGCTCTCGGAAAGAAGTCAGCACCTGAAACGGTCGCCTCTCTTGGTTGTTGATATAAACCTTTTCGTAACTGCCAGAAATGATTGCATTGGCAATGGTGTCTAATCCAGGCTCGTTATCGTCAAAGCTTTCATTGGGAGTCAGTGCGCCAGTGTCGATCTGGTAAACATCATTCAATGGCAACATTGATTTCAACTGATAAACACCACTACGCACAAAGAATGTACTCAAGAAATATGGCGAAATCTCTTGAGCCCATGAAAGGAAGTTAGTGCCAGACGGGACAACACCATTAAAAGTCAAATTGTAATGACCGTGAAATTCTGCCATTTCGGCAACATTCTCATCAGTCATCAAATTTAGGTCTTGAAAGTTGCCAGAGTTTTCAATGTAGTCCTTGAGCAAGTCTGCAATCTTGTCGCTTGAATCAAAGATTTTTTCAATGTCACCGCCGTTGAATCGTGGCTTATATACATACATTCCATTTTTGATGTAAATATGCAGCTGCTTAAGATCCTTGGGGTCGCTAAAGACCTTGGCAGGATCATATAAATTGCCGCTAGCAACCAACAGCGTTATGTCACCGTAATCTGCTGAACGGTCTTTGCTCTCAGGCCATGCGTTTTCCTGCTCGCACTGGATCAAAAACATTTCTGGATCTGTCGGTACATCATCGGTTGCCTTTAAGACGTTCTCAATCAAATAGATCGCGGCACCGCCAGGGCTGTTGTCTACAACTTCAACGATCCCATCATTAAAATCAGTCGTGACCTGCCCAACAACCGTCACCGGTCCTGATAGCCCTTCAAGGGTCATTCGACTAACAAGGATGTTATAGGTATTCATGAACCCCGCTGACGAATCGTTAGGGCGTAACGGCTTAAACCTGAACGTCACTTTGCTGGCATACTCTTCGACGGTGCGGTGTGTCACCTTGCTGCCAACCTGCACACCTAATGAATCAATGGCACTATTGAACGTGTCGTGATTGCACGTCAAATCATCACTGCCTAAGTAAGGACAGCTATCGCTTCCCCATGTGTAACGGCTGCCAAGTCGAACGCCAAACTGAGTCAGTCCCGCAATGCCTTCATTGCCAATAAACGCATCTTTGGTGACAACATCACCCGTTTCAACAGCACCCTGGCTCAATAGGTACGCAAACTCATGTGTAAACGTTGCACTGCATGTTTGATCGATTAACGGCGGGCTGACCCACACGCCACCTTTGTTGTTTTCGTGAAAGCAGTAGACAATGGGGATTGTCTCGCTGGCGTTTGCATAGACCTGCTTTCGGTCTAATGAGTCAAACTGGAAGTAGGACAGCGCCGCAATTTCGTCAGCACGCTTGGTTTCATCGTTAGGGTTTACCGAACGACGGTCTGATGATTGCCTGTTTGGGTTTAGCTTTACAACGCCAGTTCCTGAGCCTGGACCTGACTTGCTGCTAGAAGCACCCGTGAACCCTGCATCTCTGAGCCGTTGCACCATTTCTGGGCTCATCTTTATTGAAGGCATCTAAGGTTTCCTCAATTGAAGTGGCACTAAGATTTGCCATGGAATTTTACGACCAGGAAAATCAGCATTAACAGTCTTTGAGTACGACCCAAAACTCAAGGTGACTGTTGTGAAATCTGTGCTCCCCTCTTCCGCTTGCCCAAAACATTCAGCAAACAAGTTGAACTCGGTAGGGTTATCAATTCCACCGCTTGTAAACCCGCCCCATCTCCAAATAATGTATTGGGCAAGATAACTGTTTTCAATAGCTTCCTCGACCATGTCAATATTCTTGGCTACACCTGAAAAGGTAAATTTATACTTTTGCGTGACGGTAGTCTTTTGCAAGTCGATAGGTGTCGCACGAAAATTGTTATATTCGCTGACCCCAAATCCGGGCACAATCTCCTTGCCATTTATAAAATAATTTTGCATGTCATATTTAATGTCAAACGATACTGGATCAATCAAAAGCAACTCAGTTAGTACACCGCGAATTGCCATTAGCCCACCCCCGATGTTCTGCGAGTCGAACCGCTGCCTTTGATTGCTTGCAATGCCAAAGACGCACCTTCCTCGGCTGCTATTTGCATGCCTTGAACAAAGTCACCTTGGCTGACGTAATTCTGACCATCCATGTTCATGACAGGACCAGTGCTGACGTTAATGGTTGCCTTGCTACCGCCAGACGAACTGCCACTCCCCGGATTCCTCATAACTTCATTCCAGCTATTACGCGCTTCTTCTGCCTTGCCTTTACTCACTCTTTGGTTGTAGCTGCTTGATATTGTCATCAATTCACTCATCATTTTTTGATAAGCCTTATTAGCTGACTTTGCTGTTGCAAATACCCTATTGCTGTGCTGTTCTTCCATCTGATCCCTGATCTTTTGG